TGGTAAAACAGGCCGTCTTCCACGCCCTCGGAGAGCTTGTCGATGGCCGCAGGCTGGTCGCCGGCCGGCTGGAACGGCTGGAACAGCTTGTACGGCGAATTGGGAAAAGTGACGATTTTGGACTCGTCGACGGTGCTTGCAACCTGTGATATGTCAGCCATGGGCCTCGACCTTTGGTAAAATAGACGGTAGTAAATCCGCGCCGATCAGCGATCTGTCTCGTGACCCGGCACAGCATTCAACCCGGCTACAAAATCTCTTTTGCAGCCAACTTTTTATGTTATCACGATGAACGCACCTCTTTCAGCCTCCCTCTTTACCGCCATCGAAATGGCGCCACGCGATCCTATCCTCGGCATCACCGAAGGTTTCAATGCGGACCAGAACCCAGGCAAGACCAACCTCGGCGTCGGCGTCTATTACGATGACAACGGCAAGGTGCCGTTGCTGGCATGCGTGCAAAAGGCTGAAGCGCTGCTGATTGAAAAACTGGCGCCGCGCACCTACCTGCCGATCGAAGGCCTGGCGGCTTACGACAAGGCTGTGCAAGAACTGGTATTTGGCGCCGACAGCGCCGTAGTTCAAGAGAAGCGCGCGATCACCGTGCAAGCCATCGGCGGCACCGGCGCGCTGAAACTGGGCGCCGATTTCCTCAAGCGCTTCAGCGCCGACAGCGCGCAAGTCTGGATCAGCGATCCGAGCTGGGAAAACCACCGCGCGCTGTTCGAATCGGCCGGCTTCACCGTCAATAACTATCCTTACTACGACCCGGCCACCCGCGGCGTCAACTTCAGCGGCATGCTGAACGCACTACAAGCCATGCCTAGCGGCTCGATAGTCCTGCTGCACGCCTGCTGCCACAACCCGACCGGCGCCGACCTCAGCGACGATGAATGGACCCAGGTCATCGACGTCGTCACCCAGCGCGGCCTGATTCCTTTCCTCGACATGGCCTACCAGGGCTTTGGCGACGGCATCGAAGCCGACGGCCAGGTAGTGCGCCGCTTCACCGAAGCCGGCGGCCCGCTGTTCGTTTCCAACTCGTTCTCGAAATCGTTCTCGCTGTATGGCGAACGCGTGGGCGCACTGAGCATCGTCGCCGCCAGCAAGGAAGAAGCCGGCCGCGTGCTGTCGCAACTCAAGCGCGTGGTGCGCACCAACTACTCCAACCCGCCGATCCACGGCGGCCAGGTAGTCGCCACCGCCCTGGCCTCGCCGGAGCTGCGCAAGCTGTGGGAAGAAGAACTGGCCGGCATGCGCCTGCGCATCCGCGAAATGCGCCACCTGCTGGTAAAAAAACTGAAGGAACAAGCCCCAGGCCACGACTTCGATTTCGTCACCAAGCAACGCGGCATGTTCTCCTACTCCGGCCTGACCAAGGCCCAGGTCGAACGCCTGCGCGACGAGTTCTCGATCTACGCCGTCGACACCGGCCGCATCTGCGTTGCCGCGCTCAACACAAAAAATATTGATAATGTTGTCGCCGCAATCGCAAAAGTCCTGTAATATTCGGCTCCCGGAGAAGTTGTAGCGACGGCTCCGGGATGTAGAAAAGTTCAGAAAAAGCTTTGACAATTCAGCGAATTCGAGACTATAATTCTGCTTCTTCAATTCCCTGATAGCTCAGTTGGTAGAGCGACGGACTGTTAATCCGCAGGTCCCTGGTTCGAGTCCAGGTCGGGGAGCCACCTATTCTTATTATGAACCACGGAAATTCCGTGGTTCATAATCTTGGCAGGGTCGTAGTGTATAGCGATCTGAGCCGCCTCAAGCACAACCTTACTCACAAACGTACCGAAAAAAGTGCGAACCGTTCGCGGGTCGTCACAGTTGATCACCATCGTCCGGATCACGTTTGCGGCCTGCACAATCTCCTCCTGATTTATATCTAGATCCGGGTCGGACGCCGACTCCAACGCCACCAGGTCGCGCTCCAGGACGTCAATCTGTTCCTTGAGTTCGCGCAGCCGCAATGTGATGTCTCCCAGGTTCGGCGCTTCCTTGCCGTGCAGCTCCAGCACACTGAATAAGTTTCTGCGTTTCTTCTCGGCGCCGCGGATCTCGGCAACGATGGTTTCGCGACGTTGCTCGCGATCCTTCCACCAGTTGCCGGTCGCTTTTTCGATCTCGCGGATGATAATGCTGACCCTTTCGGCCGTCAGTATCTTGTTTAGGATCGTCTGCGCGACAAATTCATCGATAGCCGGCGCGCTTATACGTCGCCCCACGCAGCTACCGCCGCGCTTCGCCTCACCACATCGATAATAAAAATACTGCTTGCTGCGGCCGGTGGCGCTCTCGATGTGCATCGCCCCCTCACAGGTGCCGCACTTCAGTAGCCCGGTGAATAAGTGACCACTCTTCGGGCTTCCCGCGTCAAGCACTGGCGCGCGTGCCGTGATTTGCTGCTGGATCTGCATAAAAACTGCCTCATCGATGATGGCCGGCCGGCTCTTAGTCCTGATCCAGTTCGCCTCTGGCTCCAACGTCTTACTGTGGTGCTTGCGACGATTGAAAATCGTGTAACCAGCGTATGCATGATTTTTCAGCAGATTGATAATCGTCGATTTGGCCCATGGGCGACCACGATTTGTATGCCCGCTGTTGTTCATGCTGACGGCGATCGATTGCGCACCTGTACCACGCTGACACAATGCAAAAATCTCGCGCACGATCACCGCCTCCGATTCCAGCACGTCGACCCGCTTGCGGTTACCGTCTGCCACGGTCTTGTAACCGAACGGCGCGCGGCCACCATTGAAATACCCTTCCTCTGCGTTTTTCATCATGCTCCGCTTGGTGTCCTTGCTGATTCGCCTGCTGGTGCTCTCGTCCATCACCTCCAGCAGGGCCTCGACAAACCAGCCCTCATCCGTTTTTGTATCGATCGACATCGACACATACACAACGTCAGTCCCGTGCTTGCGCAGCTCGCGCTTGTACAGCGCAGCATCGATCCTGTTGCGGGCGAAGCGCGCGGTGTCCCAGGCTATAAAGTAATCGGGCTTGTTCAGTTCGCAATATGCGATCGCTTCCTGGAAGTCCACACGCTTGTCCGAACGGCCGGAGATGCCATTGTCGGTAAATATCGCCACTACAACGGCTCCAAGCTCTTTGGCTTTCCCTTGGGCATACTGCAGCTGGCTTTCGACGGGTAGCTCTTTTCGTGCTTGCTGCACCGAGCTGACGCGTAAATAAATAATGGCAGTTTTTTGGGTCATCGCTTGATTCTATGTCTTTGGGTGATGCGTTGAATGTGAGTTATTGAGATGGATTCACATAACTGTGTCTGCACTCGCCGCTGTATTTCTTGTGGCCCGACGCCTTGGGCGGCCAGGGTCTCGACAAACCGGTTTTTTTGAAACCGGAGGTAGTTCGAATAGGTGCGTAGCGTGGGCGCCATCGAATTGGAGCCGCTGAATTGCGGAATGCAATCTCTGTTGGCATCCAGAATCCGCCACATGCCCAGGAACGCATCGAATCCAAGGTATTCAGCGACCTTGAGCCAGTAATCCGGTAGTCCCATCGCCGCCAGCTCTTCCATGCGCGGATCCGCGCCGATTTTTTTTACCCCTCCCGAAAGTTCAAAAACAGTGCAGTTATCTGGGTACCCTCCCCCCCGCCGGGTCGGGGTCGAAGTCTCACGCCTACCCCCCACCCCCTGGCCGGCTGCATCGTCGTGGTGCAACAGAGGCAGGGACAGCTGTGCAATTCCACCGCGTGGGCTTCGCATTTCGTTGCTGCTGAGCGGAGGGCCAGCCCGTGGACCACCTGCTGCAGCTTCGCTTTCTGACAGACTGCGAAGCTCATCAGCCAGGGGGAGAGGCAGCTTTGTCGGTATCGGCTTCATTGAGTTAGCTCGCTTTTTGTTTCTGTTGTACAACGTGCGCAAACACCTCGCTGCGTCACAGCCTGTCTGCTTCTATGTCTCATCGCCGCCACCCGCTAGAGGGGTTGTATCCGGCATTTGTTTGTCCAGGCACGCTTAAGGCTCCATCAAATAAAAAACCGCAACCGCTCAGGATGGTCGCTTCAACTTGGAAATCAGATCCCCGACAGGTGTCCGGATCTTGGTGAACGGATTGGCTCGATCGGCTTCGGCCGTTTTTTTGCGCATCGCCAGGTGCGTGTAGATAGCCGTCGACTTCGGGTCGGCGTGGCCCATCAGCTCCTGGCGAATCAGGATATCGACGTCGGATTCCAGTAGCTCGGTGCCGTACAGGTGCCGCATGGCGTGCGGGTGCAGCTGGTCGTCGGGTATGCCTGCCTTGTTGCCGTGCTTCTTGACGATCTCCCCGATGGCCTTGGGCGCCATGCGCCGGCGAGCGCCGATGTATTCGTGGGCCGGCACGGTTCGATTATTCAAGGAGACGAACAGCACCTTGTCGCCGTTGGCCAAGGTGCGATCGATCTTGAGTAGATCCTCATGCTCCAGGTACAAACGTAGGACCATGTCGACCTCGCGCGGCACCGGCATAGACCGCTCTTTCTCTCCCTTTTCCACAACCTTCAGCATATAGCGACGGTCGCCCTCGAAATCCATCTGCACCAGGTGCGACTCGTTGAGGCTTGATACCCCCTCGCGGCGCAGGCCGCACCCCAGCAGCAGCGACAGAACCGCCGCATCACGTACACCGTCAAATGTGGAGAAATCGGGCGCCCACATCAGTTTTTCGGCGCTGGCCAGAGTCATCATCCTCGGCAGCTTGCGGCCGACCTTTGGGTACGACAGACCGAGCGACGGATTTTCCTTGATGGCGCCGGTACTTTTCAGCCATTTGTAGAATTCACGCACTGCCGCGATGTACGGGCGCCGGCTGACTGCCGTCACGCCTTGCTTATGCAACCAGATGCCACCAAACAGCTGCACATCATCCACGGTTGCCTGCAGCAGGTCACGCCCGTCCAGGAACACGGAAAATCGCTCTAGCGCTGCCGTGTAGGCCTCTGCTGTACGTTTGGATGCCCCCTCGTTGTAACGCTTCCACTCGACAAACTTGATAATCAAATTATTCACGCGACCACCTTGCGACCGTTTGGATATCGCCACTCTTGATAACAAGCTTTGCACCATTGATTCAATCCATCGCCCGATTTCACCGAATAAAAAAACTCGCTATCTGCTGGCCAGTACTCTTTGCAACGTGAACAGCGCTTGAAAAGTCCACACTCTTCTTGTCGGTAAACTCCGTTCACCAGACGCTTACGCAACATCGTTTCCGACGGCATCGCCTTCTTGGTTTCGAAGGTCGATCCATTCGGCGCGGAATACGTTTCGCTAACGATCGCAGGATTCATTCCGGAACCTAAAGCAGGGCTGGATTTCCTCATAGAAACTTCTCCTTTTGCATCAAAATTCATTTCCTCCAGGGGCGCACAGGTATTGCAACCTGTGGTCCTGTGGAGAACCCTATAAATTTTCCTAACTCGTTGATTCTTTTGTGAAATCAATTCCATCGACATCCACAAGTAGGCGCGTTTCATATCAATTTTTCCGTGGACTGTTTTTTCAGCGCCGCGCGATTCTGTGGAATTTCATCAGCAACCTGTGGATACGTTTTTCCTCTTTTCATGCCGACCTTTCTATTCTTTCTTCTTTCTAATCAATTATTTAGAGAGAGATATAAAGGAACAGCACCGCGGCGCAGCCAAAAATCGATAATCTGGAATACGGCGGTAATAATCTGGAAAATCACATATGACTTGTGGACGGTACTCTCTCTAAAATCAACGACTTAACGAGTTATCCACCGCGATCCATACGTTTACTGCGCTACCTGTGCTTCCCTTGTATAGAATTTGACTATTGCGCCCCCCATCCTTTACGTTGAGCAGTTTCCCCGGCCCTGGCTCATTTGCTGGGGGTGCGGGGGCGGCAGCCAAAGGCTCGTCCCACCGGACTTCCAATCGGTGCGCCGGCGGCGCATGAAAAAATCGGCTGGGCAGGCAGGATGGCGCAGTCACACAGTTCTTTCCGTCGATGGAGTCGCGTATAGGCCAAAGGTCTTCAACTTGTCCAGCGAGATCACCTGCAGGTTGCTGACGCGCTTCATGTTGATAGTCCGCTCGCAATCGCCGTCGATGACGCCGGCGTTCAACATCTGCTTCTTGAAAACACGGTCAGATTTGACAGGCAAGCCGTTCCACTTCTCCCGCAGGTGGTTACTCGAGGAAATGTGATCCATGATGTGGCTGGTGCGGATCAGCAACGCCGGGTTGGCACCGGACTCCCACGCGTAAGGGAACGTGAAGCGGCCGGCGGCGATCTCAGATAACGCCGTTTCCATGATCCAGACCCACGGCTCGCGGTCGGCGCTGGTCTCGCCGATATGCCGATTCATCTCCTCGAACAGATCCGCGTCAAAATCGCCCTGGTCGGCGTCGATGCCGGCGTACTCGCACAGATACATCCAGGCCATATACACCGCCGCGTAGTTGCCGCTCATGCGCAGCGCGCCGTCGTCCTCGCCGCTGGCGCGGGACGCGTGCAGGCACATGGTCCGCACTTCCCGATAACGCGCCAGCACCTCATTGCGCGACAACCTGGTCAGGAACTCCAGCCAACCACGGACCGGAAAGCGCGGCAAATCGTCGGACATCATCGGCCCCTTCTTGCCAGTCAGGTCCGTCCGGATAATCTTGCCCAGCAGCGACCGCACCGGCACGTCCTCGCCGGCCAGCAGCACCGGCGCGCACAACAGATACTCGGTCATTTCTGTCCCACGGCGGGTCACCGTGTATTGGTAGTTTTCCTGCAGCATGCCGACCGCCTTGTCGATCACTTCCTGCCGGCGCGCCGACAACTCTTCCCACCCGACCGGATGCGACGTGTGGCTGATAGAGGTCAACAGGCGAAATTCCGTCTGCAGGGACTGCCCGGAGAACATCGTCATGCCGATAGCACGCTCCAGGCGCTTGATGAAGGTCGACTTGCCGCTGCCCTTGTCCGACTGGATCATCATGTGCGGCCAGAACCCCAGTAACGCCTTCAAATGGCCACCCAGCGACCACACCAGCGGCAGCAAGGCTGCATTCTGCTTGAAGGTAGACTGAAACGCCGATATCACCGTGCGCGCCTCGCGTACCGACCCGGTCGGGAAACTCATGTTGTGGTACGGGCATTGCTTTTCAGGCTCGGTAAAGTAGCAGTCAGCTCCCTCGTTCACCACCAGCTGCCCTTCGCGGTATGCCAGGCCGACAAAATTCGCCGCATGACGCGCGCCCAGGTCGGCGGTCCGCTCCAGGATATTGATCATTCTGCTGAAGGCCGACGGGATCCACACCGGCCCGAATTTCTTCCAGCCGTCGATATTGTGCAGCTGCTCGTCCATCATGACCCGGCGCTGCAGCGCGGCGCCGTGGCGTGGCGTTTGCACCGACACAGCGAAATAGACGGCCGGCTGGTTATCCGGATCCCCCGTCATCGTCGCCGTGGCGCTGGCCACCGACACCCGGGACAGCGACGCCACCCTGAAACCAGCCAGATCCGCTATCACGGGCGTTTTGATCACGCCGTCGTCGCCATCGTCCTTTTCCTCCATCTTGCTGATGTAGTTGGTGAAGTCCGGCCGGGTGCGAAATTTCCAATATTGCTGAAAATCGTGTGACGGGAGATATACCCGTTTTTTCCCAAGCACGCCTGATTCTGCGGGCAAACCAGGAATCAGCCAGGGCTCATAGATGTCAATGGCTTTGCGCAGCTTATCGGGGCCCCATACGCCCAGATAATCATTCACATCGTTGATAGAATCGCCGTCTTCGTTTTTCCAGCCTGCTTGGTCGACCAGCATGGCGCTGATATTCAGCGACGTGAGTTTTTCGACCAATTTCCAAGCCGCTTCCGGCCCCTGGCGATGCCCCGCCAACTTGTGCGGCTCCTCAAATGGCAAGTCATTGTCGAGACACACCACGACATGCTTGTTACGCAAGAACGACCAGTCCACCAGGTCGACATTGCCCAGCCCCCGCAGGACCAGCACGCAGGCGAACGCATCGGCCGTCAAAATAGACAGCGCATTGATCGACGACTCCACAATCCAGACCTTCGTGGCGGTCTTCAGTCGCTTCCAGTCGGCACACCACAACACGCCGTCCTTGTCGCCCTGCGACTGCGTTTTCACGCCGCCATTGAGAGCAGGATCGAGATAACGAAGATCCACCGCCAGCACAGCGGAACTGATGCGGTCGCGGACGATGAATGCGGCCGCGTCGCCACCGTGGCCAACTTCCCCCGCTTGAACCTTCGGAGACACCCAGCTATTGAAGCCCAGTGTCTTGGCACGTATGGCGGCGTCGATCACTGCGTCGCTAATGTGCCGGCCGTTCAGGTACTCACGCACCTTCAAGGCGTCGGCGAGACACTTGTCGGCGATGTACTCGGCACGCGACTTTTCCGGCCGCGGCTCGTTCGGTGCCGCTTTCTTATCGTAGGGAATTCCGTATTCGTCGTGCAGCCAGCGCATTGCCTCCGGAACCTCCGCCAGGCCCTTGACGTACATCACCATGTCGACGCAGGACCCCTTCGCGAACGGTGTGCCCTCGGCGCTGTAATCGCGGAAGTGCTTGCCGGTCTTGTCGACGCTGATCGACGGCGATTTATCTGTATGAAAAGGGCTGTGGTAGTTCGCGTTGCCGGTTCCTTTTCCCCGCTGCATCCCCAGCCGATCAGCCAGGTCATGCAGGTCCACCCTGTTTTTCAGTTCTTCAATGGATGCCATTCGATGAATCTCTTTTTCTGGTTTGGTTGCAATGTTGTCAGCGCTTGTTCGACTTGATCATTGCACGGACAACTGCTGCTAATTCACTGCAACTGAATGCATATGTCTTTGATTTTTTGACAATCTGATATTGTCAAACTCGCTACAAATCTTTCTCGCCATTCGGTTGAACTGGACAGCCGCTCACCTGATAATCCCGCACGAGCTTTTCAGCTATCGACGCCCGCAAAGACCATTCGTGCCGGCTTTTCACTAGACAAGGCAGGCATTCCGTCGGGCAACCGACCTCCAGCAAATAAGCGGGCTTGCCGGCTTCCGGATGCGGATTGGTGACATGGGGAAGATCACATCGATGGCACGCGGGCACTGCCGGCGCCACAGACGGCGTTGACGCTATCAAAGCGGCTTCCTCTGCAAGAGCATCAATGACCCGCTGGTTACGATCGCCAACGGTCGAGAGCAACGCCAACAACAACAGGTCATGCGGCCCGCGCGTTTTGCGATTGAAGCCACGGATTGCCCCTGTCCTCCAGGCACGGGTTGAACTGTCCATGCGCGACAATCTCACCTTGTAATTGCCGATCGCCTGGTCGCCGGTACCGTCATTTGCGATTTCGACTGTACCCATGTGCCTGGCACGCGATTCGTCGCCACGCGGAATCATTTGAATGGTCACGCGGATCATGGGCGCACCTCGTTGAGTAGGGCACGCAGATTCGTCTTTTCTTGCTCAGCCACTTGCAGGCCGCCCCCGAAATCGAAGCGTCCGCCAACGAGCGACCATGCACTTGCGAAAACCTGCGCTTGTTCCATGATTGCATTGACCGCCTCATCACTCAGCACCGGAGCTGCTGGCGGCGCCATTGGCGCGGCTTCAATCATGGCGCGGAATACTTTATTACCGGTCCATATTTTGTTGATAGCCGTCGTATCAAGTCGGATGGATTGCGCTCCCGCAGCTTGCATTGCGTCAGTTGGTTCAATCGGGACCAATTTCCATCCATCCAAAAATGCCACTGGCTCCTGCTGCGGCGCGGCCAGTGCGGCGCGCCGATTCCAGGCCTCCACCACCAGCGCGACGGTGTCATCGATCATCCCGACGTTGCAGCCGCCGCACTCGATGGTAGCGCTGCCGGCGTGGTCAGGCATGAATTGCGCGATTGCATGCGTGTGCGCTGGATGCTCTTGCAAGATCGCTCTGCCGCCGCAAAACGGACACGGCTTCAATTCGGTACTCATAAAATTGGCTCCATCAGTACTTCAACGAAAAGGATGATGAACGTTGCCAGGCAAGCCAAGACAATCAGCGCATCGGCGATTACAGATAGTGAATTGGCGGTCATCCTTTTTTTCATTTCTTCAATAGATGTCATTAGATGATTCTCTTTTTCTGATTTTGTGCGCACAGTGCTGGCAGTCTCCTTCAGCTGATACGGTGCTGGGTCACGCTATTGATGCCTGGTGGCAGCGCCTGTGCTTTTTCCAGAAATCCGCTCGCCTTTTGGCCGGTGGCTTGCGCATACTTAACTTCCACCATAGCGCTGTTGATGATCGTCTGAGCAACGCCAGAAATCGCCTTTGCCCGGTCTATGTCCATCGGCTTGTCCTTGTCGGCCAGTGCATCGAGCGTGGCAAATAAATGCTCACGCAGCTTGTCAATGTTGTTCGTCGACATTCAATTTCCTCCTGAGTTTTGCGCTTAATCGGATCACTTCTTTCAATGGTTCTGGATACTGATGAATGGTGTGGCGCTGGATCCAGTCTTGCCGGCTAAGCAGCTCCAGGTTCTCAAGCGCTACGTTCATCCGGTTGCCGTCCTTGAATGCCAACACGAACCCTTTTGGCGGGTAGTCGCCGTGGGCCTCCTTCCACACCAAATGGTGCTTTTGTTTCCAAGTCTTCGGCTCGGCCAACTTCACCCAGACATAACCGTCGGCGATCTTTTCGCTGCCGACCGCCATATGGTTGTGCGGCATCTGGCCTAATTTGAATCGGGTTTCCTTGCCGCCAATGTCCAAGCCTTTCTTGCCCAGGTTCCAGCTAGCACCGCCTTTGCTGAATCGAGTTGCTGCACCTTGCGACCCGTTTGTGCGACCGGACGCCTCACTGGCGAGGAATTCAACGGATTTGCGCAGCTTCAGTTGTTTGGCACGGGCATAGATGGAATGCACCGCGCGGCCAAGATCCATGGCGATGATTGCGGCCTTTTCATTTGGGTAACGCTGCGTAAGGATCGCATCCTGTTCGAAGGTCCATTTCACCCGTGGGGCTAGAATTCCCCGTGACTTGGTCATGGTGTCGGTCCTTCCGGTATCTCGGCCCAATACGTCGGCTCCGCCTTCATCGCATCGACGTACCACCAGCGCTTGCCATCGGAATCATAATGACCAAGCCAGACCGGCTCATCAGCAGCAGAACTGAACAGCAGAACGGTGAGATCGCTGTCAGGCAGACGCTCGTCCACCGGTATCCAGCAAAGTGTCTCGATCCTGTTCATGCTTGTTCTGAGGTCGGCACGGTTGGAGCGACCATCAACGATTTCAGCTCCCGGATAGGCATATCGCTATGTTCGTGCAACAAAATCAGCAGGGACGCGGTGATGGGGTTGCGCCGGTGCCGGATCTTGCTGATCACCGGCGGCTGGACGCCAAGCCGGCGCGACAGGGCTGCATCGTTCTTGAGCGCCATCGTCTTGAGCATCGCGTCCAGCAGGCGATCCGGGTTATAGGCTGGGTTCGTCATCAGGTCATTCGTCTTCATGCGGAAATCCTTTCAAGTTCAATTTGGATACGCACGGCCTGCAGCAGGCTGTGCGCGTAGTCTTCGGTCATACCCATCGTTTCGGCGCGCAAAGTGTCCAGTGCGGCGCGCATCGCAACAACATCGGAGGCAAACACCATGCAGCCGTAGTGCAGCTTGTTGGCAACACGCCGCAGCGCCTCGATCGGCATCGGGCGGCCGCTGCGCTTGGCGTGGATCTCGTAGGCGTCAGCGACGCCGTTGATCGCCGGGGCGCTGGTGTACCAGCAGCTGTCCTTCGCGCTTTGAAAAATCGGCGTGCCGCGCCGATCGACATCAGATAGGCCGCTCGCCTCCATCTGATTCAGGATCTCTTCCAGCGGCAGAAAGACGTTGCGCAATTTCCACGGCTGGGTGCGTAATGTGCGGGCACCTGGCGGGCGCGGACGGTACGCTTTATTGCGGGGGCGCTTGCGGACGGTCATCGCACCACCTCCCGCGTGTAATCGCGGATATTCCAATCCTCGGCCAACTGTTCCCAGATAGCGCCACCGTTCTTGAAGTACATATGCACCTCCACGGCGGGGCGGTAGTCAAGTTTCAGCACCTCCATGCAGTCGTCGAAAATATTCCGATCGAGACAGCGAAAATCAGTCAGGTCGAACTTGAAGCGGTTGCCGTTGTACAGCCCCAGCAAAAAAGATGCGACATACCGGCATTGCCCCGAATGCCCCTGCGCGATGCGAAGCAGCCGGACAAGCGCATCGACACCGGCGCTGTTAGCTTTCGTCGTCGTAGTCACAGCAGTCCCTCCAAAAAATCCGGAGTGAATGCCAGCCGCACGCCGGCGGCGCCGATGAATACTCGACACGGCTCGCCACCCTGGGCAAAAATGATTTTGGTATGCCGCCAGTCTCGATCGGACAGCGCAACGGCAAAATCGATGTCGGAGCCCACGAACGAATCCAGCAGTGAATGTGCGAACTGAGCAAGCGGCGACTTAGGATCCCTGATGCGCTGGGCGTGCTGCACCAGGTCCACCAGCGACAACGGCGTCGCCGTGGCGTAATCGGCAGCCAGGATCGCAGTAGCTTCCAGCCATGGCACTGGGCAACGGTCAATAATCGGCATCAGGCGGCCGCAGGCGCTGCCAACTGGCACCATCAAGGTCATCCCAAGGCGCGCAGCAATCAAGTGATCGTAGGCCCGGTACAAGGCGTCACTGTCGGGGCGATTGAACTGACGGAGAACGCAAGCAGTCCGTGACGGCAACGTGTCAATGGCGGCGGCGCTCACAACACACCTGCCAATTCTTTGAATCGTTTGATGAACAGCATTTCTGCCGACTGCGGCATCACTGGCGTGATGCTGGCTCTGCGCGGCTCCACCCCCTCCAGAATCGACCACGGCGCCATATCCGGCGCCATCAGGTCGCGCCGCTCCGTAGCCAGCATCTCCAGATCAGCACGCTTGACGGCCTCAGTAGAATGCGCGGTGGGTATCACCCCGAAGACTTCAAACAGCCGTGATTGCATGGACTGGTCGTAGTCGCGGTAGTGCTGCAACGCCGCCATGCGCTTTAGCGGTCGGACCATATCGCCAAGGTAAGCCTCGGCGGCATCGTGCAGCAAGGCTTGCAGGCGATAGTCAACCGGCACCATCTGCGATACCAGCACGCTGTGCTGTGCAACGCTGTAAAACTGGCGGGTATGACCGCCGAAGCGGCAGATTTGAGAAAGCGCATGCGCGATGTCGCTGATATGAAAATCGATTTCGCGCGGCTCGGCCAGGCAGATATATCGCCCGGTGTATGTCAAGATGCTGTAATCAACGGTCATGATGGCCCTTACAGGAAGTGAAAAACGGTACTTCAAAAATCCGCCGATGCTGCAGGCGGTGTCAGTGATAAATGCCCGCTGCTGCGATAGAAGCGGATGAGGAAAAAGAACCGTTTCAGTTCGCGCGCCTCAATTCGCGTTGGCATGCACGCTTGTATGCGTCGGCGGCATCCTCCGGCCAGCCATCGGCATTGCACAGATTCGCAAGCTGCGTCTTGGTATCGCGGTCAAGATCCGCTTGCGTCGGCGCCGCGTAATCGCCGGCATTGGTTCCGACGGCGCCGGCCACGCCGATCAGTGCAATCATGGCCAGCGCTCCTAGGAAATTTCGAAACGTATTCCGGTCGATTTTTTTGAGTTTCATGTCTAGCTCCTCTTGTCGAAATCTTTGCGCAGCGCGGCCGTGCTTACGCGTCGGCTCTTCGTTGCATCGGTTTGGGTAAGGGCTTGCTCCAGCTCTTCACGCAGCACGCCGGTGTAAATGCCGGTGCTGGCGATCGACACATGACCCAGCGCCTCCTTGGCGATTCCGCGCGGATCGGCTGCTTCGCTGTTGCGCATGATGTTCATGGCGCGGCTGTGGCGCAGCCAGTGCGGGGAAGCGCCGGCCGGAAGACCAGCAACAACAGCCCAATGCTTGAAGCGCAGCTGGAACGCCCGCGTAGACATCGCTGCGCCATCGTGCTGCCGACTCAAGACCAGGGGAGCATCAGCTAGCGGCTGGTCCGTCCCTGTCATTTCGCAATGCACAGCGACCAGCTTCTTGAGCGCCAAGCGCAGCGGTGCCGTAACGAAAACTCGGTGATCGGTTTTACCGCCCTTGCGGCGCTCTTTTGGAATGAACAGGTACTTGCTATGCAGAGCAGTGATCGCATCGCCGACCGTGACCAGGCTGAATTCCGTAATGCGCAAGCCGGACAGCAACAAGACATCCAGCCAGGCGGCATCGCGCCGCGCCAAGATGTCCGACGGCAGCGAAGCCGCTTTGATGAGGCGCTGCTGCTCCTCTGGGGTCAAATATCTGTGAAGCATGGTTGTTCCAATCAGGGGTAAAAGAACTACGAAATCCGGGGTAGCGGCACCGAGAGGCACATCAACGAACCGCCGGAAGCTCCATCCAGGCAATCAGGGCCAAGTAGCTCCAGATCACAGCCGCGCACACAATCCAGTCAAAAAGCTGCTTCCTCATCACGCACCTCCGCGTTTCAAGATGGCGGCCTTTGCTGCGTTCTTAAGCGTCAGCGCAATCGACCGCACCGACAGCGCTCGATCGAGCGGCATGCTTTCCTTGTCCGTTACGCACAGCTCGTACGCTGCGCGCAGGTCGTCCATGGTCGGTTTGCGCAGCTCCACCTGCAGCGGCAACGTTTGCTGTCGCGAGTTGTTTTTGCTCCACCCCATGACGGTCTCCCGATGCTGTGAACAATGTGGCCTGAATTGTTTTGGCGAAAAGGCGTACAAACTCCGCTTCGAAACCGCCGATGAATGCACCTGGCGGCACGTTGTCGACCACCTGGCTGATGCCGGCGCGACGCAACTCTGGCGGGATTGAAGGAGCGGCTACCAGGGAGATTGGCGACTTACTCATCGACCATGCCCTCGATGCGCTGAACCGATTCGAGAACGGCGCGGATGAACTTCAGCGCCTGCTTGTAGATTCGTACGTGCTCGTCACGCGAAAACTTGCCATCGGCGAGCGCTTCCTTGATTTCGGCGTGGTAGCGGCCGGACTGGACGTGGATCTCGGTGATCATCTCCAGTAGCGCGGCATCGGATACAGCGTCGATGGTCGGGATCCGGACGAACAGGCCGCCCAGCACATGCGCCATCGCTTCCACGATACGGGTGTCGGAAGAAATCACCTGCACCAGCACTGCCTCGGCTAGAGACGGCTTGTGCAGCGATGAGTCGTTCAAATTGGATTTGTTGTATAGCGTGCCGGCAGGCATGCCGATCTTGGCGGCCATTTGCGGTACGCCGTAGTCATGCACGACAGCCCGGAAAGCTTCGTGCACGTCCACTTGCTGCGTGGGATCTTGAGACATGTGAATCCTAGCTAAAAGTTAACTACTCACCTTTTGCCGAATTCCCTACACTGTCGTTGCGAAGCGAAGTGAAGTTCGTCCGGCAGGACGATAAAGCGAGCCCGTTGACCGTTGGCGCGGCCGACGGGCTTTTTTTACTTGGTGCGCATGCGGCGTTCGATGCCTTCCCGGATCAGTTCACGGGCAAAACCGGCTTCACTCATGTCGGTTTTGCTCCACAAACTTTGGAAATTGGCCTTCAAAGTTGCGCTGCGAACACCGAATGTCACCATGACCTGGTGCGTTTTTTTAGCCGTCGGCTTGCTCGCTACACGCTTGCTGGTGGTGGTTTTGTGCATAGTGTTTTTCATGGCTTTGCTATACTCGACAGGGTTTAATAACTATCTAAAAACTATTAAGGTTTTTATATAATTCCTAATGAAATGAATTGTATTCCTAAATTTAGGAATTGCATAGCTTTTTTGCGCACTTATGAAAATTGCATCAACAACCCTTCCACAACGTATTGAGCTCGTCGCCGACGGGAGAAAAATTCACCCCTGGGCAAAATCCATCGGGGTCAGCAAAGGGTCGATTGAAGGCGTAATGAAGCTCGACGGCATGTTGAGCGGGGAAACACTGTCCTACATCCACCGTACGGAAAACGTGCGAATTGACTGGCTGCTAGAAGGTAGAGGCAAGCAATACGCTGTCAATATCTGCACCAGCGACGAAGACGCATGCGAGCTGCTTGAAGCCCTATTCGAAGAACAGTGGAATGTGTGGATCCTGTCGGATCGGGTGCGGATGGCCATCGTGTTGGACCAGCCAGCGAGTTTTTCCGTTAAGGACGGGAAGAGCGACGCGGGGGAACAGCAGTGGCGAGAGATTCCTTACAGGGTGGTCGAAGTGATCACCGGCACAATAGGCGGTAAGACGTTGGATTGCATTAGGCCGAAAGCAGCTCAGGACGTTGTGCATCTTTTGGATGCCACGGCCGATACGCTGGCCAAGCTGGAGAAAGGAATGATCGGCACCTATCGCCTGTTTCATTCCCCCGATGCACTTATGCACTCGGCCGGCAAGATCACCGCGAAGCATCGAATTTTCAACGAGTTCACCCAGCAGGAGCTATTCCCCGCCAGCCCGGAGGAAAAGGCACTGCTTGGCCACTTCAGGGCAATGGGATCTGAGAAACGAAAGACAGTTGCTGAGGTCGCTACTGCGTTGGCGCAACACGAAGTCCCCCCAGAATTCCCCCACGACGTAAAACCAAAAAAGAACGGCAACGGGAACTGACCGTAGCGACACATCACGAATTTCATCCAGGCCCATCCACGTAGAACGCTCCCATTTTAGGCGCCGTCACAATATGAACCGCTTCGGTCAGCAATTAAAAGTTCTACGAAAAATTTTGTCGCAAAGCTGGATCCCAGCAGTATTGGCGCTCGCCTATGCTGTCTGGGAGATACATTCTCTACCCCTCACGCAGCAGACACTAGCTGGCCTGGTGAAATCGTGGGGTGTAACTTTCTTTCTAATCATGTGGTACGCGGGGCAATGGCTGCGGGCGTCGAAGCAGATATCAGATCAGGAGCAGCTCGAAACGATTCAGGGCGGGATCGACAAGTCACTGACATTACTGCACAAACTTACGGAAGCCGCCGTATCGGAAACGCCGAGCGCAATTTCGCAAATTGCCTCGTCGATCATGCCAGGTGTAACGCCACCTGTTGAAGAACCGATCGAACGAGTCCTTCACGAGATGCAAAAATCGCCGAAGGGTGCACTCATCCTGCTCGGATCGGACCTGGAGCGAGAACTCCGTCACCTACTTTGGGGTTCAGGTTGGTTTCTAGATTCAGGCCCAACTACAATTCGAAAGTCTGTTGATCATCTTGTCTCAATTGGGCTACTTCCAAAGGCTCTGGGGAGGTCCGTACGCGGCTTTTTGCAAATTCGAAGCCGCTTGATCCACGGTTATGGAATCACCGATGATGAACTTTTCCGCGCAATCGATATTGGAATAACGATTCTTCGCGCCGTTGTCGCTATTCCCATGGAGAGGAATCATGTGTATCACCCTGGTCTAGATGTATACGAAGATAGTCGGGGAGAAAAAATTAGAGATGGGATCAAAGCTGTTGTATTGGAAACGACAAAGGCCGATGGATCAAAGGCAGATCCGCGCGTTTATCCGACCACCTTGACCAATTACAAGAAGGGACAGCACGTCAGCTGGGAATGGGATACCAGCGTCGTCGTAGGTAAGTCTTGGTTTCGGCATCCGGACACGGGTCAAATTGCCCTAGCATGGGACGCATCAACTGCATTCATAGGCCGAAACTTAGAAGAGATCTGACCTCGTCTACGAATTTGTGTAATGCATCTGGAGGTAAAAGTGGACTGGAATTTCGACGGGGTGCAAAAGGGAGTAACGCTCATTGCTGCTGTTGTGGCCGCTGTCGCGAGCGGCGCGAACTTATGGTTCAAATATCGAGAGAAATCCGACAAAATAAAGGTGGCGTCCGGCTTGATTTATCCACAAATCGAGCCAGGGTATTTCCTCAATGTGATTAGCCTTAGCGACCACCCTATGCAACTGGCTGATTATGGGTACATTTTGCGGCGGGGCAGACTGCGATCACTCCCTTACCTTGACGTCAATGAGCCCGACTATGACGCACGAACAACAATTGGCACCGCGTTCCTAGAAAGCCGCAACGCTTCATTTGAAACTGGCGTCACACTGCGAGATCCGCCAGTGGGCGTCTACGCCATAACGACAGGCCAAAGCCGGCCAACTCTGGCATTTCGCCCCGATACACCCGGCTGGATGTGTATTTGGCTTCGCCTTCGTATTTGGATTAAGGTCGGCTACGACTGAATTTATCGCATTCTCAGGGGCCAATTAATAAAGACTCTCAATGATGTGAGCCATTTTTGTCGTTCTCCGCAGCCCGCAGTTTGCTTCGAAAAATTCCACTATACTGTTTATTCATACAGTATTTTTGAGGTGACAGAATGTTTGTCAGAGTGGAAAGCCTTTGGGATGAGGGGCGCTTGCTTGACCGAGATGTATTGGCAAAGCGGAAGATGAATTGCGTGTGTGGCGAACTTCGCCTCGAACGCCATAAAGAGGAATTCTATTCAAGCCGCCCCACCTTGGTGGCGCGACTGCTGAATGGAAAATTTGACTCACTATCGCCACTTCTGGACGCCGCGATTACCTGGGTCCATAAAGACTATATTCTGATAACTGGCTTCCAACGAGATGAGGTTCTCCAGCAGACTTTTGCCCAGAGTTGGCGGGTTGAGGTATTGGAGCTAACGGCTCAACAAAAAGTCGCCGTGCAGGTAGACTAGATCGGGAGCGCACTTGCGAGATCTGAAGTATGTGTACAAATTACAATGCCACGCCGCGAGACCGGCTGCCGTCGATAGTGTCGGCCATGCGGCCATCGAAGCCGGACTGGGACTGGCCGCACGAAATATATAACGACTACTCCGCCCCGATCATCCGCCTGGGCGACGATGGTCCCGAGGTCATCCTGGCCAGCTATGCGATGGTGCCGAAGCGGCACATCCCGCCTGGCGTAAAAAAATTCTCAACGATGAACGCGCGCGCCGAGACCATCGGTGAAAAGCGCAGCTACTCCAAGCCGTGGCGCGAGGGCCAGCTCTGCCTGGTGCCCATGGAATCGTTTTACGAGCCCTGCTACGAGACTGGAGCCGCCGTTCGCTGGAACATTGGGATGGCTGACGACGCACCGTTCGCGGTGGCAGGCCTGTGGCGCTCATGGAACGAGCCAGACGGCTCAATCTCCCATTCCTTCACGCAGATCACAGTCAATGCAGACCAGCATCCACTGATGAAGCGCTTTCACAAGCCAGGCGACGAGAAGCGCTCCTTAGTCATCGTCCCCGAATCAGAGTGCGAAGACTGGCTGGAGTGCCGAGATCCTGAGCGCGCCAGGTCATACCTCCAACTCTACCCTGCCGACTTGATGGCTGCCAGGCCGGCGCCGGCGCCACCACGGAAAAAGAAAGCCGAGCCCAACGGCGCGCTGTTCTAACTCGAAGGAGACATCGTGAACAACGAATTCATCGAAGTAACCATCCGGAGCGACTCTACTGAATCTACCGGCGCCCCGACCAGGAAAGGCAGCATTCGAATCGACCAGATCGCCACCTACGTCGACCTGCAGGAGTTCTATGGCGAGACCGGGATCCGGACGAAAATCACGCTGCTGGAGCCAGATGACCGTCTAGGCGATGATGGCGACGACCGAGCGGTACTCCGTTCGGTGCGCACCCTACTCGTCGAGGAATCGTACGCGCGAATCAAAGCTCTGATCCGCGGGAACGTCGACTGATCTTACTTCGGCGCCATGCCGTTTTCCTTGATGAACGCCTGAGCGGCCCGCCCCGTTGCGGCAACTTCCTCAGCCTTCAGGATCAGTTGCTTAGTAGCTGCGTCCACGCTTTCAGAAAGTAACCGGCCTCCGGTATCTGCTCCATCGCTGCTGCTGGGGCTATCGGAATTGGCTTGTCCGGAAGTATTGGGGCAGAAGTTGGGGCCGACACGCATGCGCTTAACAGCAGCGAGAGAAGCGTTAATAGCAGTGATTTCATTGTCGTGTGCCTTTTGAATGTTGGCGCTGGTTCCCAGCTGGATAGTCTTGAGCAGCGTGTTGTAAGCGGTGCGTTTGTCGATAGCTTCTTTGCTGGCCAGCGCCTGGGCGACATTGGCGGCATCCCACTTGGCCTGCACCAGGCGCTCACCTACGCCACGTTCGTGCAAACCGTAGGCAAGCAGCAGCACCAGGACGATCAGCACCTCCCAGCACCACCGCGGGACTATCTTGAGCATGCCAAGCACCGCCGCGGGCCCTAGGGCCGTCACCAGCGCAATAGCGATGCCTGCGAGGGCGCCCCCGCCTGCCAGCACTGTCCAATGATGCGCTACCATGCTCCAGATAGCCGCCGTCATGATTTTTTATCCGGAAAGACCATCTTGATGGCCGCCGAGATAATCCCGCCCAGGCCGGCCGCTTGCCCCCAGTCCATGCCTGCGCCGAGCTTGCATCCTGTGAGGGCGACGAGAAAACCGATACCCTGCCAGGTGCTTGCCTCGTTCAGGCGATCAGCAGCATACATAACGAAAATTCGCAATTTATTCATCACGCAACCCCCAAAGTTTTTTTACATGTGGCCCAGCGCACACGCCTGGCCGCAAGACTTTCCGGCGTGATGCCGGCGCCGTTGATCCGTGTCGACAAACCGTCGAAGTCGCCACGGTCTGCGTAGTTGCTGCCGCCGATTGACAACCAGAACCACCCGGCCGACCTTGCGGCCAACCTCTTGTCGCTGGCAAGCAGCTGGGGATTCGCCAACAGATTGACGCCAAGAGCAGCTGAGCACGCCGCGTAATTGGCGTGAAACGTGATCTGCTTGAGGCCGCCCCCCTTGTATCGCCAGCCGTCACCAGAGGCCGCATCACCGTTCCCGTATCGATTGGCGTAGACGATGTTGGCGATGCGGATCTGCCGCTCGATCGGGACGGCAATTTCTCCCGGCTGGCGGCCGAGGGTAGCAGCTGTTGCAGCTATGCGGCTGCCAAATGTGGCAACCAGGGCTGACACCCGATAATTGAACGACTCGGACGTTTGCGACAAGCCTGCGCTTTCGTGGCCGATTTGGGCGATGAATGCGGCCTGCCTGGCCGGCGTGGTGATACCAAACTCCAGCATCGCCGCGTTGATCTGGTCAATCCAGATGGTCGCGCGGTCAAGCTGGATCTGCAGTGCCGCTGCCAGTTGAGTGGCCGATAGAGTCATGGCTTTCTCCCGCAGTTGCATTTGCGCCATCGCAGCCAAAACCAAACGGCCAGGACAGCAACAGCGACGTTTGACATCACTTCCGCTTGTTCTGCCCAGAACCCGAAGATTTCCGGCCGCACGATGTTGACGAATGAAGTAATGGCCACCATCGACAAAGCCGCGGTGCCGAAAACTTGCGTCTCCAGCCGCTTGTTTAGAACTGCCCACAGGCAAAAAGCCAACAGCACAAAGTTGGCAAGTGCATTAACTTGCTGGATCATTGTTCACTCCCAGAAAGCGGCGCTTAAGCGTTCCGATGATGTCCGCCTCGTTGATTTCCTTGAAAAGCTCGCGGGCTGTCGCAAGCGCGAATAGTCCGACCAGAAATTCGATGCCGGAATGGGTACGGCTCCCAGTGATCGCGAACCATTCGATCAGAATCGGAGCAATGTAGACGGCGCAAGCCAGTCCAGCGGCAAAGCTAGATAGCTTCTGCCACCAGTTCAAGCCTTCACCCAGAAATTTGAGGGCAATAGCCGATCCGACGGCGCCAGGTAGCAGCGGCAGTAGGTACTTCACGATCGCTAGCCACATAGCAGCAAATGTGCTTGTTGGTTCTGGCATGTCAGTCCTTAAAATAGGAAGCACCCAAGGGCGCAAAATAAATCGATGTTTGCTTTAAGCGCCTGGCCTATCCGCCGCATTCGCCAGACAGTGCCCTTTTCCGAATATGAAATCGATCAGCGGCGCGGCAATCTTGGCCCACTTTTTCCCGGCCGCCAGGGCCAGTCCGGTGCGTCGACTGATCGTCTCTTGTGGATCACCACCAAACAAGCTGTTCCCGCACTCATCCAGGGCGACCGCCATACTCTGCGCACGCGCTGTCGAACCGAGAACTGCCTGCACCAACATCGCGATAATCAGAACCGGCGCGACAAACGCGCACAGTAGCCATATGAAGAACAGTTTGCGGCGGGTCACGGCTGACTCCATTTGATTGCCAGAACGGCGTCTATATCAGTCGCAGCCAAGATTTGCGCTTGTAACGCCGCGTTCTTGTCCATACAAGCAAGGATTGCCACCTTGCCATCGCTACCGACCTGCTGAATTTGAGAAACCGTGTGATCAACCCACGCCCAATTGCCATCTCCGTCCTTGCACCAGAATGGCGTTATCCAGTTCGCCGTCAGGCCTGGATACATAGAAGCCAAGACCGATGCTGTCAAATTTTGTTGATCGGTAAGCTTGGACGGATACGCATGAGATGCGCCAAGAGCATTCGAAGAAAATCCGGAAACGATCGATACCTGGCAGGCCGCCGACACTTCCAATATTTGAGAAGCCTGGGCGCCAGCAAGGCTCGACGTTGGGTTCATAAACGCCTGATATCGAATATCGCTTGCGTCAATCTCGTCTTGATTTGGATAACAGGTTTCATCTTGCGGGCAACCAAAAACCGAGATGATTATCTGTTTTGTTGGGTCTGCGAATTGTGCGTAAATTTTAGTCATGATATTTTTTAGAATGTGTAAGTAGACAAGGACATGGTGAGTGTCGGCGTGCCGCCAGAGCACGAAAATGCGAAATACACGGTTTGCGGTATAACAATGGGGAGCCCAAAGACTCCACCAGTCCCTTGCCCCGGATTTGTAATCACTCCACTAGAGGACGTTTGCCCGATTCCGCCGTTTGTTGCAGCAACTCCGAAACCAAAATTTGCGGCTATCGTGGATTGCATATTGACGAAGCCAGTTGCATATACTGCGTTCTTAGGCAATGCTCCAGCTACCACCAAAATAGTCAGGGTGGCGAAAGTCGCGGATGTGGATTGAACTGCAATCGCTGGGAAAGAAAAAGTCCGACCTTCCAAAGACCCAACAGCAAGCAAACCTGCAGCCGTGGTCGGCCATACGGCCACCAATGCGCTTGCCACGAATCCTGCCGGAGCATTTACCCCGCCATAAATATTCGCCTGGATCGCAGTTGAAGCGTCTACCGCGAATAGACATTTGGCTAACGTGGTGGGGTTATATGCTAGATAAATAGCGACATACCCACTATTCGGTGCGGCACCTGCTGCCATACCACCAGCACCGACGATGCCTAAATTGATATTGAGATTGACTCCAGCAAGACGAATAGGTGCACCACCAAGCGCGGTTTCTACAATTACCTCGTCAGCGGTAAATGTCGCCGTAGCATTAGGCGCTGTCAAAAGTGACATTTTTGCGTTGCGCGCAGTTCCCACCACTGGACCAACAGCATTTACGCCGGAAGTCGTTGCCAGCTTCCCACTGCTATCGAGTGGCCCAGGTGTTGGCGCAGTCGGAGAAACAGTGAAAGGCGCATTATTAAGTCTTGCGTAGGTGGCATTCAACGCATCCCTCAACTGGGTCAACGTGAGTTCACTAGGGATCAAGCCACCGGCAACAATTACAGCCTTCAATTCATCGATAATCGCATTGTGGGTAATTGATGGGATCACCGACGCCGGCCGTACACCTGGCACGCCATCGGTAAATCTTCCGAGGTATAGATCCAGCCCAGTCTGGGAAATTGGATAGTCCATGAGTTATGTTCCGTAGTGGAAAAGCACAGTGGTATGTGCGGGTTTTAGTTTGACAATGCGGCATTCCAGCACCGTATTCCCGCTCGTATTGAAACGCGTCCCAAAGCGATCAGTGAAACGCGCTGGAGTCGATCCTTGCGCTGATAGATTCATTTGCCAAATGTTGCGCCATTGCCTTCCTTGAAACCGTGCTCCAAAGCGAACACGACCGAAGCGACTAACCGGGAATTCCGTGACCGTGGCGCCGGCATAGCCGAGTCCTGCTGCGATTGCAATAAAATATGGAGCGGTAGCGCCACCTGTGGCCGTTATCTTGGAAACGACAGCGGCTCGACGTTGTGTTTCAGTACCGACCACTAGCGAGCACTCGTCCGGCAACCCGGCAAAACTTTCCCACTCCGAGAGAAAGGCGGTCGTGCTGCGTGGATCCAGTTCGCGAATCAGAAGAATCAAGCTGGCATGCAATGCGGCGTAAGAGCGTGAAAAGCCGGCGAACAGGCGCATCAGCACACTGCCCGGGGTACGCGGCCACGCTAACCCGCGCGGCAACAGCAGCCCGTGGGCGGTGGTGTAATCTTCTTTTTTTAATGGTTCCATCTCACATCCAGGTGATCGCGCCGAAGGTGGCGATCTCGTTCGATAGGCAAACTACATTTCCCGCCGGTACCGTCAAGGTGTGATCGGTTTCTCCTTCGGCAAGCGAAATCGCTTCGTTGAGATGGCTCCACAAGATGGTGCCGCCCAGATCAGCCTCGCGCCGTGTCAGGTCGCGCAGCTCTTGCTCGATCGCGGCGCGCACCAATGCAGTGTTTGGCACAGCGGCAATCGTGTAATTAATTACCTTCGCTGTGGGCGCATATACTCCGACGGCAGCCGCTACAGGTTTGCGTGTTGGATCGTTGATGTGAGCCTGTACCGTCGCCACCTCGGTTGCGTCAGGAATGATGCTGACGTCGTTATCGCGCACAAAATAAACCTGCACGGTATCTGCTCCATCCAGGCCTCCGTACACCCACGCACGCGTCACCCCAGGAACTTCCAATGCCCAGCCTTTATAGTCGGCAACATTGCCGCCATGCGCCGGGTTCTGCACCCGCTGCTGGTAACGGGTGTAGAGCCCATCCATAGACTCGTCATCGGTACCTTCCGTCAATCCAGCGGCGTCGACCGTCGCGCTCGCATTCACCCCAAACACCGGGGTGACCAAGGTCAACACGATACCGGCGACCTGATTGCCAGCTTTCCCGGGAACTATGGCAATGACATTTACAGACGCCACGCCTCCCGTGATGATCGCGTCCGATATGGTCGCGTACTCCAATTCATCGGCCGACTGCAGCCTGGTATCGGCAGCAATTGGGCTGCCCTCAGTTCCGGTAAAAATCACTGGCCCGTGCGCAGCCACGGCAGACAATTGGAAAACGCCCCAGATCTCGGCCCACATGCGCAACAGGAAACCCTTCGACCATGGGAGACATTGCGACAAGAATTCCCGGAGGAACCCATACATCCCGTGTGCCATACCGGCCATAACTCGGGCCAAAACGTTCAAGTTGCTGCGGCGCAGGCGCGCATTCGTGCCTGGCAGCTCGGCCTCGATATCGGCTTGCGCCCGGGTGTTCAGGGTCCGCAGATCCGGTGTATCAAATGCCATTAGATGCTCCTCCAAAATTGTTCAAATTGATAACGGGCCACGGGGTGGAGTGCGCGATGGATGGCGATCGACAATGCGCGGATGCCTTCGCGGGGAGAAAATGCCCTGACCACGACGCTAGACGCGACGCCATCGTCTACCAGCCACTGCAATGCCTCTTCAGCGAACTCCTTGTCGGAAATCAGAACGGCAGGCAGCTGCTTGGCCGCTTCATTCAGCCAAAGGCGGGATCCAATACGATCAGCTGGGTCGTCGTTAAATTCATCGCCCCACCAACCGCGCCGGTCGTCATCGCCCTGGTCGGCGTTCGGCAGCACGTCGTCAACCCGGGCCAACTGGTCGGAAAACAGTGAAATCAGCACTGAGGTCAGGAGACCGTCATCGTCGGCCAGCAGCAGGCCGTTAAGCGCCAAATCCGCGCCCTGGGTGAAGTCGATGAACTTCGTTGCGATATCGCCCATCAGAACACCTGATTCGGTTTGCCGGTGTTGCCGCCGGTTATGTTATTTTCTTTATGGTCGTGACCGTTGTGCTTCCCCCGCATATCGGACATCGAAAACCCGCCGCTATCACAGCGGTCTATGATTTCCCCGGTAACCTCCAGCCGCGGAACCTCCATGCGCACCTTGGTCTGGGCCTTGACCAGGATGGACCCGTCGCGTTTGAGAACAATGTATTTACCCAAGTCGTCATACATCGCGCACTCGCCACCGGACAGAGTGATGGTGTAGCGGCGGTCATCTAGACATAGAATCACCGTGTGGTCGCGATTACCTCCCAGCGCCAGCAGGATCCCCTCAGCGCCAGGCTGTGGCTGGGAACGGAAACCGTATTGCTGAAATACCTCGGCATCGTCCCGAACCTCACCATCCAGCCCCTTCATCTGCGCCGTGAACGCGTCCGACATCAACGACAGCACCGCGCGGCCGGCCAGCATCCTGATTTTCCGTTGCCATTCCATCAGGACTCCTCTTCCAGCGACAAACCAGTCTCTGCGTCGATGGTAGCTTCGCTGCTGCCGGCCATTCCTTTGCGGCGCGCCCGTTCCCTGGCGCCGCGATTGTTCTGCACGCCGTTTCTGCCCTTGATTTTTTGATCCAGCCTAGTACCCTTGATACCAGCCAGCAGCTGGAATGCTCCTGGCGCCGCCAGATGCAGCATGGTGGTGCTGCCGCCGTCGTCCAGCACAAACTCACATTTCGCGATGAGCAGATCCTGGTGCAAGCCCAGATAAGGAAGATCAACCTCAACCAACATATTCGGGCGCCACACAGTCGACCCAGTCGCCGAACTGCTGTCAGGGTAGGTCCAGCCCTGCACTTTGACCGTCGCCCTAGTACCGCGCCCGCGCCGGACGTTACGCTCCCATTCGGCACGCGCGGAAAAACTCGGGCTCAATCCATGCTGTTCAGCGATCACAATTAAAGGCCGATAGCGGTTGATCGCATCGTCCTTGATGCTCGCGCGCCCATGCGCTACCTGGCTGCCGAAACTGGTCGCACTGCCTTTGCCTTGCCCTTTTATGATGATTTCGCTAAAGCGTTCTTTCCAGCTCAGTTCCAGCCACGCATCCAGAACGTTGTCACCCAGCCGCAGAACGGTGCCGGTCTTCTTTGACGAGGGAGTGCTCAAAATCAGGCGCCCGGTGCCGTCTGTCGTCACCAGCACCGCGCGCATCCGCGCCGCGCGATCAATGGCTTCGAACGCGCGCTCGCCTTCCTCGATGTTGAAGCTATCGAAGGCGGCGCCAACATTCACACCTTCGGCGACCACCACTTCAATGCCGAATGGCGTGGCAATATCCCGTGCGATGCGGTCAAGCTTGACGCGCTTCCATTGGCCGGTCTTGAAGATCGCCGCGCAATCGATCAGATCCATCGTCCGATCACGCCCCGACACCTGTATGCCATGCGACATTTTGGTGATTGCCGGCCGGGCGAGGTCTGCAAAGCCTGTGATGATCGTTTGCCCATCTATCTGCAGCTCGCAAGAATCGCCTGGCTTGATCTGCCATGGTTGTGCCTGCCCAGCCCAGCGATCCATTACGCCCAGCTCAAACGCGCCAGAACATTGCTCGATGCCGGTTTCCGCCCGCAGCGACTTCCAGCCAGAATAGACAAGGCCACCTGTCTTTAAGGAAACTCCCAGATTAGATGACACGACGCACCTCCAACTCGACGCCGCCAGGCAAGAACAGAGGGTGCATCACGGTGGCCGGCGCCTGGTTGCGCGATGCGAGTTCAGCGGCATAGCCGCCGGCGCCATACAGGCGATACGACAAAACTTGCGCCGGTGCCGATGCCGACAACGTCAATTTTGACAATTGCGCCAGGTCAGCGCCACGCGCGGTAATGTCCCGCACCATGGCACTGCGCAGGTCATGAAGAGCAGCGTATACAGGGTCCGAGGCGTCCAGCATCAACTGGTCAAGCGCATCGTACAGATCTGCGCGGACTGTCGTCGACTCGTCCGCACTGGTAAATGGCAAATATATTGACGAGCGCACCGCCTCGACCACCGCGCAGCGAGCCACTGCGGAACACAATGCCGCCTGATTCGCTGCCTGCTGGCGGCGCACCGGTGTATTTGTGGGGACGACCGGTCTGGCGTAAGGCATGCCTGGTTGCCCATATTGCGCCAGCGTCAACAAATTGCGCATTGGGCTGGACGGCAAGCTCGGGTTGCCGAAATTATTTGCTGGACTCAGACTACGCTGCAGACTGGACAACTGGTTCGAATTTGCGGTGCTGCTGATCGAACGCAAACTACTTGATGGGCTTATAGAGGAGCCCTGAGCAACGGAGAAATCGAACAAATTGACCAGCGCACGAAACTGCACCGACAGTTCGGTAAACAATGCGTTCGGCGTGGCCAACAGGCCCGTGACGTTGGCCTTGAATATTGCCCCGGCGCTGATCAGCTGCGACAGCACGGAGAGATCGAAATGTATCGCCGAACGTACCGAATTCACCACGTCGTTGACAGTGCTGATCTCGTCAATGATGGATTGCATGGACCAAGCTGGCGCGCCGTCGATGGAAAACATTGACGCAAAATCATCCCCCATTGATCCATACGCCGCGTCAGCGGCATCGTCTACGGCCTGCTGCGTATCGATGTCAGTAGATGGTTGCGCAGCGTCGCCGGCTTCAACGAATGCCAGTGAGAACGACACCATCCCGCGCCGTTCGATGAACTGCTCACGCAGACGGCCGGGTTGCGCCAGCGAGACCTGCATTGTGCCAAGGGAGGGATGCACCAGCGTACCAGGGCCTGCAGTTTTCAGCGCGGCGATCAGCCGCTTCATGTCGGATATGTACTCGTCCCCGATCAAAAAGCCTTCAACTACGAATTCCGAAGCTTTCCCGCCCAGGTCTTCCGGAAATGGCAGATCCTTGAGCGGAAACTCATGCACAACCGTGCGCCGCCCCACCGTAGTATCTCCGCTGGATACTACGAATGGGACGCCGCGAAAGGAGGCTGGTTTATATTCGTCTTGGTAGCTCAAGGGGAATCTCGGTCACACGATGAAGTGATGCCGAGTTTGCCGCCTTGGTCAAGCCAAAATAAGGGGGGGGATTGTGCGCGCCGTACAGGTTTTCTAATGCGTCATCATCGGCCCGGTGTCCAGCCTGACACCCTGTCCGCTAACGCTTTGCTGTTTCACATAGGGCTTGCCCATGTCATCGAACGCAACATCGATCTTCAGCTTGGCATCGATCGGTAACGGTTTCAAACCATCTGTCAAGGCGCGCTGCATAGCGTCGACATTCACGCCCGGGCTATTCATTTGCCGTTGTATCGCTGAACTCGGAACAGCGGCCGCTGTCAATGGAAAATCCATGGCTGGCGTCGGAAAGTTAAAATCCGTTTGCTTTTTCATGGCAAAATTCTCGCTGAAACTCTGCTTTTTCAAAGGTGTCGATGCCGACAATTTTGCCATCTCTTCTCTATGTGTCGCATCAAAGATCCAGCCGCCTAACGATTCACTTTTCCCGCCGCTGGCCCATTTGGCCGCGGGATCAATGACATGGTCGTTCAACAACGTACCGACTTCCCATCCGGCAGAGAATGCGCCGACAGCTCCCAGGACTTTCCCAAATTTTCCAAGTCGGCTACCGCCAGAGCCGCTACCTCCTGCGCCGCCGCCCCCCGCCGCCGCCACACCGCCAAGTGCGGCAGACGCAGCTGCCGCGTTCTTGCCCAGCAAAGTCATCACGATTGAGGCAGCACCAGCACTGGCGCCGAGGGTCATAACACCTACTTTCCCGCCCTCCATGGCGGCCGCGAGAACAGGATATTTTTCGTACAGCGCGCTGGTCTTTTCGGCCAATTTTCCCAGCCACCCGTTGAAACCTTCCATTCCTCGATAGACTGCATCCGCCTTGTTCTCTTCAGAAAGCTGCACCTTGTAGCCCGGCTGATTGCTGATGAACTCATGCTCTGACTCGGCCATCTTGATGGTGCCCTTGTCATTGATCTGTTTCACCATGTCATGGTACGCATCAGGATTGGTCAACACCCCGATACCGCCGCGCAGCTCCTGCTGATTGTGGAATAATTTCCCGATACCCCTTCCCAACAGAATGGCCGTCACATTATCGGCAATGCCGCTCAATTCCTCGGTCGCGGCCAACTGACCGCCCGTATCGCCGCGTTTCTTGGCCGCGTCCAGGCGCTGCTTGGCAACCTCCCGTTTCTTGACGGCCTCGACGTACTTCGGGTCACCTTTGCTAATCATCCCGACAATCTGGATCATGGTGTCGACGGCATCGGTTCCTTTTTCTGCGTTCGCGGCCAGCAGATGCCCGAGGTCGATATAATTTTTACCAGTTCGCTTTTGGCCATTGTTGGCCACCAGCGTATTGTTTTCCTTGTCAAAAGAAAATCGCTTCAAGTTATTGGCCAGATGCGACGAGTTCATCGAATTCAGAAAATCGGTCGTATTAATCCCAGCCTGATCCGGAGTACCGGAATAGTCCACCGCCAGCTCATTGAGCGCCACCATCTTGGCCACCGCTGACGATCCCGACATACCGGCATTTTTTGCTGCAGCAGACTGTTGCGGGAAATAGTGTGCCATGTGCTTGATCTCGGATCCACCGATCGCGCCGCCGTACAGGATCTTTGATAGCCCGTCCTTCACTTCATCAACGGGTACCCCCAGGCTTTTAACCAACCCGGAAGTTGCCTGCCCAACATCTACGGAAGAGGCATTGCCGGCCTTGGCGATCATGCCAATGAAAGGCAGAACCTTCAAGGTATCGTCCAGATTTCCCAGCGAATTCCGGGCAATCAATGATTCCGCGGCTTCCAGCAGATCCTCACGCTTCTGGCCACTGTATCGCGTCGCTTTAATTACGCCGGCATCAAGCTTGGCCATGCCCTGGGTCTTCTCATCTATGCTGCCACCCAGTAGCGATACATTGGTCGCCTGTGCCAGTCGCATCTGGTAGTCCATGGTGGTATGCACCACAGGCGCCAGCACCGCCTTGCCGGCCTGCCAGCCGGCAACGGCTACGCCAATGGCCTTGCCACTGGTCTGCAGGCGCTCAAACGTCTTCGCCAGCAGCGTGGCCTCTTGATTCGATTTGTTCAGTTTTCGCGCTAGCTGGTCGGCGCCATCGTTGCGGCCCATCTTTTCGATACGTTCGGTCAGTTTATCGACTGAAGTCGCAACGTTTTGCACCACCCTGGGTAATTGATCGAACGCACGATCAGCTGATCCTGTGAAGCGCTTGATGTCGTCCAGCGCCTTGGCATAGTCGGTGCTAATGCGAACTGAAATATCTTCTTTGCGCTCAGCCATGGTCACTCATCATTTGCTTGGGTCAGTTGTTCGATATAGAAATTCAGCCGGACGCGGGGCATGGCCAGTATTTCAGCTTCCGACCACCCCGTTTCCTTGCCGAGAAAGAGAACCGCCCTCAGTCGGTCTTCTTGCTCGGCGACGACTCTTCCCCCAGCTTGGCTACCTCGTTCAATCCAGCGCGCAGTGCGTTGAAATCATCCGGGTGGAGCGACTTCACCATCTTCAACGTGAACGGGCCTTCATAGGTACCAACGCGGACTAATTGCAAGCTGGCCAGGGCTGCGGAAAAATTTATCGGCTTGCCGGCGGAAACCTCCATCTCCGCGTCCAGCATGTCGGCCGTGGTCATTTCCCTCAGCTCGAAATCCATGTGAACGTCCTTGCCGACCTTCATTCCTTTTTTGAATTTATCCGTGTAGGTTGACATGATTACATCTCCTCCACATCACCGTAGAACGTCGCCGAGATCTTGCCGCCGGCGCCGAAGGTCCGTGCGCTGCCACACTTGGCGTTACGCATGATGAAATTCAGACCGTTGTTGCCCTCGGCAATAATGGTGCCGCCGCTCATGGCCTGCAGCGGCCGCAGCTTGAAACCCTCGGTCGCCAGCAATGTGCATTTGATCATGCCCGGATTCAGCTTTTCTGCGGTATGCGTATTTTTGCTGGCGTCGACCACCGGCTCATTGTCGGCGCCGCCAATGTCAACCTCCGTTGCGCGCTCCTCGGTGGCATAGGTTTGACCATCAAAGGTCATTTTTAAACGGGCAAGTAATGCAGACATGCTTTTCTCCTGAAGTTGGACTGTTTCCGACAGACCGCATCGGCGCTGCCGCCGACACGGTCGCCGTCATTAATTAATGAATTTGACCGCCGCCGCAAAAATGTCGAACTGGTTGACCAGGTTAGGCGACGCCACGGCATTGACCTGGTTCGGATTGGCGATCGAGCGCAGGATCAGCAACGTTTTCTTGAACTCGTCCACGTTTTCGATGATGCCGGCGTATTCCAGCGTACGCGCCAGACCGATCGTCTCAATGCGCAATACGCTCGGCGTCACGATCGGCTGACCTGGTGCAAAGTTGGTGCCGTCATCCGCCAGCTTGAAATCCGGATAGCGAGTGGCGATGAGCACCTTCCATGCATAGCGAAAATAATCGGCAGTCCACTTGCTCTGCAGCTTGAAATACGCCCGAGTCGGCACACCGAAACTGTTGGTCTTATAGGTGGTGGTCACCATCTCGATCATCACGTTGCCGCCCGCATCGTAGCGCAGTGTGGAAAGACCGTATTTCAGCAAATTATTGCGGGTTGGCTGGTCAAAGCGTACGCCTTCTGCCGGTGCTGGAATACCTGGCAAGACCATCCCGAAGAACGGTCGAGCCGGGTCAGCGGATCCGCGCAAGCTGCACAGGCCGGCAACCGATGCTGCGATACGCCATGGAGCAACCATATTGCCTTCCCGCGTGACAATCGATACATGCGGGCTATTGCGGCTGGATCCGTACGTTACCAAGCCGGCGTAAGTGCCGGAAATGCAGCTGAAGACATGCGACTCTTGTTGTTTCATCGGACCATAGCGATCAGCAAAATCAGCTTCGATCTTGGGCACGTTGCTGCTGTCGGTCCATGGACTGATCAGCACGATTCTGTCATCCCCCTTGATGGCTGCCAGCAAGGGGCCGACATCAGGATTTCCGGTACCGCCGGCCATCGCCGTGACGGCCAGCGTCACACCGGAAGGCAGATTTTGCCCAAGATAGAACGAATACCGTACATCAAGATCGTTGCCGCATTCGCCCTTGTGTTTGGCAACGAGCGCCAGCGTTGCGGTTGTCGGCGCCACCGGCACCGACAACGGCAGATCAGAATTGGCATTGATCTGCGTTGCAATATTTGCCGCGATCTGGATCCCGGTATCACCTTTTGTAACGCCGACCTGCACCAATGTCGCATCGACATACAGAGCAATGGTCCCGGACTCGACGGCCGGCCCGGTGACAACGATCGATCCTGTTGCGGCGACGCCGGCGGCCAGGTCATCGGTTGCAATGACGGTAAATTTCCCGTATGGATTGGCCTTGAACGCTTCGGCCGCTATCTGCGCCAGTAGCGAGCCGCGGCCGCCCAGCTGCACCACCTGGTCAACGGTGCCGACGGGCACCTCGGTCGGAACTGCTGTGACCGCCGTGCCAGTCGCCAGCTTCTGTCCCATGATGATGATCTTGCGCGGAATAGGCGGCGTGCCGCTATCAGCGCGCGAGCCGTCTATTTCGATAAATTGTCCCGGCACAACAACGTCGGCCGGGATTTCGCGGAAGCTGACATTGTCGGCCATGGCGGTTCCTCTCAGTTAGTGATTGATCGGGCTTATTTGCCCGCAGGTTTTACTTCGGTATCCCGGTTGGCCGGAGATTCTTTTGTGACTGCTTGCGCCTCAACCGGCACATCATCAAACGTGACGTCACCGTCGAATTTGCGCTGGTACCAGTAACTGTTCAGGATCAAGGTTTTGCCCTCGGCCGGCAGATTGCCGTTTCCGTCCGGCAGCGGCACGATCATGCCGGGTTTCGGGGTGATTTTTGTCAACTCGCTCATGGGATACTCCGTGGAATGGTGACGCTCATCTGTGCGTCTGGTTTGCTGGTTTGATAATCCGGCGCGTCTGCCGCCCATTTTTGATGCTCGGCGGCGCTCTGGTGCGGCTGGCTGACATCGATGTCGCCGCGGAAGGTCAGGAAGTCAGTCAGATGGCCGATGTGTTCATCTTCGGTCAACGGCTCGGTGGCGTCATACGGACCACATTCGACCGCGATCGATACCCAGCCGTACGGCACTTCAAGCTGCGCCGAGTGATCGATGCCAGTAATGCGCATCACCGGTCCCGTGAGCTGACGCTGGATCAAGGTCTTGACCTCGCGCGCCATGATTAGCTCAGCCTCTTCAATGTCTTCGCCGGCGGCCTGCTCGCTTAGCTGCAGCTGGCCAACGACCATGAAATCCAGCATTTGCTCGTACACGTCACCACCTGGCTGCTTAACCGTAATCACGGTAAAGACACCCGCTTTCAGCTCGGCCGGCTGACGTTCTGCATAATCTTTCAAGCTGCGCGTTACCGTGCGCAATGGATAGGCGGAAGCCAGTGCTGCCTTGAACGATGTCAGGATCTTAGATTCTGGAGTCTGTGGGTTCATGATTCAAATACCTGCTTCAGTCCTGTGTGCACACCTTCGCGCAACAGGGCAATCACGCGGTCATCCATCTTCTTTCGTGTGCGTTGCACAAAAGGATTCGCCTTGGTGCCGTGCGCGGCTATGAAGCGTTGCAGGCCCTTGGCCCGCGCTCTAAGCTGTCGCTTGTCGGTCACACGCTTGGTCACACGCAGCCAGTCCATCAAGGGATTCAGCGGCGCCCAATGCGGACGGCCGCCATTGTTGACGGCTGCGGCGTATTTCATGGTCGGCACCACGCTGTAATCTGCAACATGGTTCTTCCGTACCTGGATGCTGTTGGTCAGATTGGTCAATGCCTTTGGGGCTTCCTTCTTTTCTGCCCGGGCGAATTCGTTCGCGCCACGCTGAACGAACCGATCCAGCGTGGCCGGCAATATAGTAATGGCCTTTGCCGCGCGCTTTTCGAGCTGCGCAGCGTCGACAACGATATTCAGGAAAGTCATACGCCCAGCCTCAGCACTTTTGATTCCCACTCTCGCATCAGCTCAATGTGCAGCGCCGCCGGCGTCATGTTCCGCGGCGCCGAATGCAAGCCGTCGCGCATCTGAACCGGTTTCTTGATGTTGCGCATCGAGAGCTCGCGCATAGCTTCAGCCTGCGCCCGCAGCAGCAACAGGAAACGATCGCCGTCTGCCAGCGTGGTGTCGGTGGCAGCATCTCCTATCATCTGGTTGCCAAAATAGTAATAACGGAATTCGGAACCCAGCGTCATCAACTGCAACTGCGTCGGCACTGGTGCCAAGTGCAGCTCACGTCCGGACACGCCATCCACCAGACGCACATCCGGCATCGGCCCTGGCCACTGCCGCTCCCATGGCTTGGCGCGCGGGACCGGCGCAATACCCCACAAGGACGACTTGAAGAGGTAAAGATTGGCCGGCGCCGGGTAATCCATGCGGCCAACTTCGACGGTCATGGTGCCCAGTAGCGTGCGCTGACGGTGTCGGCTGAAGTCGAGCGCAGCCACGTCCAACAGGCGCGCCATGTCGTCGGGCGCGACAAACACCTCGGCCGCATCATGCAGAGATGCGGTCAGGTCTGCGACCAGGTCAGCACGCGACATCGAACCGGCCATGATTACTCGTTCGTTTCCGTGGTAGAAGTCGCCGGTGCGGCAGGTGACAACAGTTCCTGATAGCCGCCCTGGCCAGCGGCGCGCTGCAGCTTCTCAGCCGCCATCAATTCCAGCAAGGACTTGCGGGCCTGGCCCCGTTCTTCCAGGTATAGGGCTGAATGCAGTTCGTCATCGCTGAGCAATTCCAGTGCGGCACTGACATCCTTCACATTCCCCTTCAGCATGTCGGCGATCGGATCCGCGGGCAAATCCGCCATTTTGTCGCCCTCTGGCTCCCAGCCAGGTAACAGCGACGGGTCGACGTCCCGTGTCTCGCCGGCCGGAATGGTCACGCCACCGACGTGGATAGTGTTTTCGAAGCTGTTGGTGTGCGGTACGAATTTCATATAATTCCTGTGGTTTGTTAGGACTAAAGCCTGCCCTCCAATGAGGGCAGGCGCCTATACAACTTCGCTCGGGGTTATTTCTTGGTTAGCGGCCGGTGACGCTGTACACCAGCACCGAGGTCATGCGGTTGGCGACCGGCAGCGGCACCTTGATGGCGCTGTACTCTTCGCCGTAGGCTTGCTTTTTGCCGATCGGTGTGCCGGTGTTATCAACAGCTTCGAACGGCTGGCCAGTAACAAACGGCTTCGCAACCACGTAGCCCAGCAGACCGCGCTGGCCGATGATTACGCGCTCGTCGCCCATGTCGACGCCTGGCGCATTGGTACCGTATGCAGGCAGGTTGTTGACCTGACCGAGATCGCCGCCGTTGTCGGTGTTTGAACCGCTGCGCTGAAACTGCTGCTGGAACTGCTCAGCATTTGACATCGCATTGTTCAACGTCGGAGAAGTCAACAGAAAATCTGGTGTCACAAAGCGCTGCCCGCTCATGAATGCTTTGCGCTTGCCTACTGCCTGGATCACCTTGTTCATTTGCTTTTCGAGCGTCGAACCTGCCGCAATGTCCGAATCCACCTTCACGATGTTGGTCGGGGTGTAATACGCGATGGTATTGCTGCCAGTCGCGGCAGGAACAACAGGCGCGCCGGCTTGCGTGACGAACTGGATATAACCCAGGTTGTACGAATTCGCCTTCCAATAGGTGCCGGCTGCTTGCTTGCCGGTGCCGTCCCATTGAGCGATCACAACACTGTTCAGCGTGACCACTACCGGGTTCTGCGGCGATCCGACGTTGTTGCCCTGCAGGTCACGCTGCTGGAATGGACGGACGATCGGGAACGACACGGTCTTGATTTGGCTGACAGCGCCCAGCTGTGCCGTAAAACTCTCGGCGACAACCGCGGCGGCTTGGTAAGCATCGGTGGACCGCTGCAGCTCGTTCAAGATACGGCGGCAGATCAATTCGCGCATGATGCGTGCGTTCATCTCGACGTTGCGTCCCATCGCGTCCCAGTTGATCGCCGACGCCTGTGTGAAATACATCACTTCGTTGGAAATCAACATTGCCAGCTTCATAGGTTGGATGTACGCGGTATCCATGAACTGGCCGACGCTAGCACGGTGGATTGGTTGACCTTCGTACACGATGCCGTCGTTGTAGACTGCCGACATGTCGCGCAGCTCGTACGGGATTTGGGTCGTCACTGTAGCGCTGAAATCTGTAGTGGCTTGCACCAGTTCCAGAATGCGCAGATCGGACAACGCCTCGCGAATCACCTCGCGCCGGAAGCCCACCGGCAAATTGGTGTCCGAGATATTGGTCTGGCCGCCAGAAAGCATTTTCACTTCGTTTGCGATCACGGGCGCGTGGACACGGTCGAATTCCGCCAGCACCATGTTGACGAATCCGCTGTAACGCTCGGGCAACTTCTCGGCCAGCTTCAACCCGCCGTTAGCGTAGCTTGAAGTCTTCTTGAGCTGGTCGCGATACATGCCTTCGAGCTTCTTCACATCTTCGAATGGCACGGAGATGTGCAGATTGCCTCGCTGCGCCACATAACCCAACCCGGAAAGTTGGCGCGCAACGGCCAATTCATTGCCCTGATTGATCTGTACCTGAGCAAGCTTCGTCACCTGCTCAACCGTCATTTCCGGCGTAACCAGGTCGGCCACCGCTTCGGTCAGCGCTTTCTTTGTCTCGGTGTCGAACGCGGTCACGGCGCCGATGGTGTCAGACAGCAATTTGACATTGCCGTCGCGCTTCTCGCTCAATGCCCTGGTGGTGTCAGCAGCTTTTTTTGTTTCTTCGGCCATCAGCAGCCGAACCTGGTCAGCATTCATACCCAGGGTCATCGCTGGAACTTCGACCGACAACTTGATTTCCTGACTGCCGATCTGTTCTGCTAACTTGGTGCCGGCGTCGTCGAACGAATTCAGTAACAACGTTGCCGCAGTTTCGTCGACTACGTGGGCCACGGCCTTCTCGGCCGCAAGAACCAGCGAATCAACAACGGCAGATGCCAGCTTCTTCGCCGCCAGCTTTGCTTTCAGTGCTTCAAGTAATTTCTTATGCATGATGTGTAGCTCCTGCAGTAGTTTGGTTTGGAGTTCTGGGTGGATCAGGACCGGAATGCCCTGATCTTCGATGGCTTCGGATAGCTGAATAGGATCAAGGCGCTTGATGGCGGGACGCACGACCAACCCCGCGCCCATCATGACCGGACCGAAATCGGTGCGGGATTCGTTATCCGTGTAGTGTTCGTGGTACTCGATGGAGAGGTAGCGATAGCCCTTGTTCTGGATTGCGTCCAGACCGAGCGGCGTCCACTCGCACAAGGCTCGCAAGCGGTCGCCCTCAACCGACAGCTTCAATACCTTGGCCGCTGCTCCATCGTTCGGGCGATGTGCGACATCAATGAACACGTCTTGTCCGAACACCCGCTTGTTGAAATTGTCGACCATCGTCAACAGCATGGCCCGACTGATCTCGAATTCGCCATAGCGCGGATCCGTGAACTTGCCGGTGCGGGTAATCGTCACCCAGGTGGCCGCTTTGCCTTCCTCCAGATTCACATGGAGCCCGGACAGGAATCTCACTGACCCGGATTGCGCGGCGTCCAAGAGGATATGACGTGATTGTTTTTGCATTTTTCGCCCTGAATAAAAGTGTGCGGCATCGCCCGAATTTCCGAGGGAGACGGCTCGTAGGGGACAACCGATGCCGCGCAATAAACTTTTTAAGTCAGGTGCTATTTTCTGGCCGTTGGCAAGCCAAAATAAGGGGGGGGATTGTGTAGTTAGGACTGGCGGCCAATACGCCGCTGGACATCGCGCCACCGGCTTTTTACCTGCGATGCTGGCAGCTGGCCAGCTTCGAACGCTTCATTCTTGTTCGCGCCCAGTATGCCCTTGCGGTCCTTGCTAGGTACCGTGCCAAGAAACTCCGTGACGCTCTGCCGGCCGGCACGGTCTTCCTCTGTCACTTCATCTCGATACACGATGACTTCGAAACTCAGTGTATTGGGATGGGCAGGCAACGGGCTTTTGCCATGCGGGTAAACGCCGGCGCCTAGGCCAAACAGGTTTGCTCGGGCATGCATGTCGCAGATATCTACGCGGGGATGGCGCGGCGACAGCATGAACTGGGTTCCGACAGAACCGTCATCGGCAGCTGCCCCTTGTTGATAGGCCTTGGTGTGGGCACGGTTGATTTCCGTACGCATCACCCGCATGGCATTATCCAGTGGCGCGCCGCGGCCGGTCATCAGGCCTTCCTCAACGGAATTGCCGATATTTCGCGCTGTAGCCGCATCTTTCGCGAGGTCGATCTCGGCAGGCGGCCGCATTCCCCTGGCCAGAAAATCGCGGGCGGCTTGAGCGGCACCTTCGCCGCGCACCACCGAATTTTGCACCGCCTGGTTCACGATCTCATTTGCATGGCGATCGATACGCCAGAGTCGATCCGACAGCGCCAGCTTGTCGGTTCCGACAAAATCCTTCACAAACTGCACTGCGTCATTCCGAATGTGGTCCAGCTGCCCCGTGTTCACAGTGCTGCTGAACGGCGTGGTGCCGATGGTGGCCGCACGATCTATCCCCTGATCCAGCGCAGCGTTGCGCGCTGATGCCAGATTCCCGAGCCGTGCCTGGATCTGCAGCAGCAGAGAGGGCAATGCAGCAATGGAAACAACACCAGCGGCACCCGCCACCACCGCGATCATCTGCTGGATATCCCGCACGGCTTCGTCGTACTGCTTCCTGACATCCGCCAGGGCCGCAGCGTCCAGATCCTGCATGGCCTTTCGCCCCTTGGCCGAGGCGACAAGCACCGCTTTCTGTTCTGGGGTCAGCGCCATCAACGGTTCCTGATTGACGTGCCGGATTCGCCTTTGCGGCCGTTCCCGGGTGTAATCTTGATCTGCGATACCTTCGGATCTGGCGCTACATCATCGTCTGGGTAGGGATTCGACTTATTGGCCTGGTGCGCCTGCATCTCGTTGATATAGGCCGGGTCATAGCCCAATTCTTGCCATATCAGGTCTGGCGGCAAGCCAAGCGCCTGCAGCTTCAGCGCCCGGTCGGCGGCCTGATTCGGTGTCTCCGTTCGGCGTTCGGCATAGCAGATGCTGAAATCGGCATCAAGCGGGTTGATACCCTTCAGCAGCAGATCGATATGGAATGCCTGCTGGTAGCCAAATGCCAGCGTGTCCTGCAGAACGTCGATTTCGTCGAAATAATCGCGCTTCAGGTCTTCCAGTATGTCCCGGTTCAGTCCATCGGTGTAGCCAGCCAACCCCTTGGGCATTGGCGAGCCGGAAAAGAAGCAGTCCAGCAGCAGCGCGATATCAGCCACTTGGTCCAGATTGCTGTCGCCCTGGATCGGGTTCACCGATCCTTTCTTATTCAGGAAATAATCGGTAGTGATTTCACTCTGCTTATTGATGACCTTGGCTTCATATCTGTCCAATTCGGACTCCGATGCCCCTTCCAGCACATGTGACAATCGCAGCGGCGCACGAACTCGGCGCCGGATTACCAGATCCTCTTCGGTCATCCGCAATTTTTGCCAGGTCGTCCGGTTGGCATCCAAAAACGGCCGTCCCAGCGCACCCATGTCATCGAAGTTGTCCGGATCGAAGCGCACCAGGTGCAACTGCCATAGCGCGAAATGGGAGGCAGGTTCACCTGTCACCAGATCGAACTGGGTATAGGCATTCGTGACATCCGCGAACTGGCCGCTGTCATCAACGTTCGGCACGATGGTCTCGGTCGGCATGCGCACCAGGTTGCGGACATTGTTGCGGTCGTCAACGACGATTTGCAACGGCAGATTTCCCTCCATGACAAGACCGCGCGCGTGTGACTTCAACTTTTCAGGCCGATCCAGCTGACAGCGCTTCCGGAAATTTTCCCATGCTGCGGACACTGCAGGGTTCGGCTTGGCCAACTGCATCACCAGGCCGCCCTTGATAACGTCGCGCGCCACGCGGCTATGGATCATCTTGACCCGGCCGTCAAGCTTGTCCATCTCGCGGATGCCCAGGATCGCGTTGCGTACGTCCGGATCGACATAAAACTGCCGATACAGGGACCGATAACGGTTTTCCGGCCCGAGACGTGTACCGGTTTCGGTGGTGTTCGCCGCCGGCGCATTCGGCAAACTGAGCGGATCGGATTCAATTTTTTGCGCAATGGGCGCCGTCGCTACCGACGGCTTCCTCATGCCTTGCCACAGTCTACTGATGAGGTTCATCGTTGCCTTTCGTTATAGTGACGGAGCGCCAGCCTTCGATCATGCCCAGGGCATGCAGATCCTTGATCAGCGGCACCAGCTCGGGCATCCTCGCCTTGACCACAGCGACGGTCTGCTTGATGCGGGCATGCTCCGCCCCGCTCAGCGGTGGAAGTGATTTCGGTACCGCCGCCGGCGCTGCTGGCTTCGGTCTCACAGATACCGAGGCATTCGCTTGGTACGGACGTTCATCTGCCATAGCCAGCACCCAAAAGTTGAGCCCGGCTTTGCGTGCGGCCGCTGATGATGGTTGGCACGTGGTCGGCGCCGCGCGTGGTCAGCGCCCAGACGCCAGCGCAGGCAGCATCGAACAAGTCATCGCCGATCTTAGGATCGACCTGCTTGTAGCTAGAATAGGCACCGGATTTGTTCGGTACCGCCTTCATATTTCCCAGCTGTCGAGTGAACAAGCGCCAATCGGTCGTATCGCTGGCGCTGACACGATGTTCATTGTTCCAATGCGGATTAGGATCAACGTCACCTTCCAGCGCCTCCATATCTTCATCAAAAGGGGGAATTGCAGCCTGCCGGTTATGGAAAGCGGCACGCAGCGCCGCCGCCATGCTGTGCTTTGTCATACCCTCGAAGCGAATAGGCGCAAAAGCCCACTGCTGCCAGGTCGATGCATTGCTGTCACCGTCGCCAATGGTTCGACGGTCGATATGCGTCAGCCCTTCGCGGTATAGGTCATCATTTACAGAGGTCAGCATGCCGACGCCGAAGGCGTCACCCATCGCATAGTCCGGGTTGAAATAGCGCCACAGTCCCACCAGATCCCGGCGCACCACATTGTCGTCGGTGCCGGCCGGCCAGGTCTTGACGTAGATGAACGCGGTAAAGTTGCCGAGCTGCTCGCTCACCACCAGCGCCGATTTGGACGCCGTCATGCTTTCGCCGTGGCCTGAGTGATCGTAGCCAAACGACACCAAACCGCGCTTTTTGTAGCGCTCGCCAGGCATGGGGCCGGCCGGATCCAGCCTGGCCTGAATCCCGATCGACAACGCAAGCCGGATATATTTGTCCCAAATGTGATTTTGTGCCGCGACATTGCGGCAAAGATACTGGCGAATGAATTCGCCTTCCGGCATCTCGCCGCGCTTCTGGGTGCAATAGCTCTCGTTCAGGATGCCCAGCTCAATGCCCAGGTACATATTGACGATCGGCAGCAGGTGATATGCCTTCGAATCGATGAAGCCCTGCAGCGTGTCGGCGCCCTTAAACACCCCGGTAATCCGGATCTGGGGCTTGAAGGAAACATCGGCTGCTACGCCAAGCCGGCGAGCCGAGCCCAGCATCGGGAAAAAGTTGGAATACAACCGCTCCGCCGGCATGTCATCCATCTCTTCGAGCGATGCATAGGACAAGCCGTCACCGTCAATCTGGCTCATTATCCCGTAGGCGATCCCCTTACTGCCGTTGTACAACTGATATTTGGTATCCGATAGCTGCTGGCGCCCTGACTTGTGGGCTAGATAGCCAGACAGGATAGGAGAACGCCGGATAGCGTCAACGTGATAGGTCAAGTTGGTCTGGGCCTGTTGCTGCCGTGGCGCCACGATGCCGACCTCCTGGTGTGGGTTGCAGGCATTGTGCTTGAGCGCATGCATTTCCTTCACCGCCGTCTTGCCGGTACGGCGGCAAGACACATCGATCGTATTCGGGTGCATGTCCATTTCGATGCACTTGAGCACCTGCATCGGATCCAGATCTACGCCATGGATGTGTTTATGCCATAGGGCATGGTCATCCTTGTAGCGCAGGATCTCCTGCTCGGCCCGATGTGCCACACTGATGCGCTGGCTGGCGCTGACCCGCTCGCCGCTCATTGCTCCCGTACCTCGACATCGATCACCTGGCCAACATGGCCATTCTCGCGCCCGAATTCGATCAGGATCGGATCCGCCGCGGTCAACTGGTTCGAACGCATCACCTTCGCCGTCAGATTTTCTAGCGCGGTCAGCTGGCGCCGCTTGTATTCGTCGTCGCTCAGGACCGGAATCGTTTTGCTGCCGAGCTGGCCGGGCAGCATGTCGTCGGCCTCGATAACCTTGTTCGTCATCCCCATATCGGCCAGCGACATATTATTTTTGGTCAGCAGTTCAGACATCGATTTCAGCAGCGGATGGGCTGACACTTCCATGATGGTGTGCTTCTCGCCATGCTCGTCGGCATACGTCGCAAGGCTCAATTTCCCATTCTCATCGAAATGAAATTCCGGTCGCGTCAACTTCACTCCATCGGCAATAATCGTCATGATGATTTGCTGCAGGATGGAGAAAACAGCAGCCTGCATATCGGCATACATGCCCGTCAGCATGCCCGGCTTGCGCTGTTCGAAAGCGGCGTGGTGCAGCATAAAATTTTGTGTCTGCTTGACGCAGCACGGTTGTTGCGAACAGAAATAACGGTCGACATCACAGGTCGCGCACAGCGCATAACCGTCCGGCTTGGCCGGGAAATACGTCGCCACCTTGGCCGACGCGCCATGCTTCATCGCATTGAAGCGCGTGCGCAGACTTTCTTCCTTGGTTGGGTGCCCGACCAGATTTTCCGCGCTGGCCGCTTTACCTTCCTCAGAAATTGGCCCGGTGGCCTTTTGCCAAGCCTTCAGCAGCGACCGCTCCCAATGCGCCTGGCTGCACTCGTCATCGCAAACGGGGCATGGCGAGAAATAACGCCATGGGTGGACAACATCATCCGGATCAGCGTCCACACGCGCCGGCTCGGCCTTGAATCCGCCATGCCGCACGCACCGGAACGTGACCTCTTTCAGCTGGGAACGATGATCTTTTTTGAGAGACACAGGATAAGGGCGCAAAAGTTCAGATTTGCTAATCTTGCCGTCATCGTCAATTCAAAATCAGGGGGGGGATTGTGCGGCATGGCGAGCAAAATAATCGGTTGCGTTGCCATGCGCGGTACTGCAGGTAGAACCGTTAGATCACTTGCTAAATGGATTTCTGTCGCCACGCCGCATTGGCACGGAAGCCGATGCTGAAATTGTCAGCCCGATTAGGTCGTTTTTGAGAATAGAGGCGCTGACGACCATGTCCTTCAGACGAATATAGTAAAACCTCTTCCCCGTGTCGGTATATTTTGAAGTCAGAATTTCATAGGCTTTGGTGTCTGGCTTGCCCCAGTCATCAGCGGTTGGAAATGCGCTGTAGACGTCAACGGTTCCGTCGTCCTTCACAATCCATTTTTCCCACTGTCCTATATACGGATCGTTCGGAGCAAGCGGCTCCGTGAATGTCCATGTCCCCAACAGGAACTGCTTGGCCTCCTGGACATTGGAAACCGACTCCGCCCCTATAGCCGCGCTACTGCTTTCGCTGTTGAACCTGAGCGCGGCCACGCCAACGATCAAAGCGGCAATGATGAAGCCTCCACCCCACCGGGTGACAGCTGACCATTTTCCCTTGCGGCCATAGTAGGCGAAGCCGAACAACAGTCCAAAAAAGGCGACTACCGCCAGTAAAGCTAATCCCATGATTGTTAGTCCCATAAAACCCCCGCTTAGCGAGGCATTCAGAGCCAACATCATAGCCGAAATTTACTCATTGGCAATTTTTCGGGCTTCGCTTTTCTTTCTAGGCTGCCCGAACAGCGGAAAGCCGGTCCGGCAACTTCACTCTCAGGGAAATGGTTCGTAGTAGAGCTTCCTCGGGGAGCCAAGACATATAAGGGGTTGCATGCAAATGCAGCCCCTTTTCTTTTGTCTTTTTAGACGCCTTGTTAGACAGCACCTAACAAACTCCCCTTACCCGTTGAAAATCAAGGTTTTCCGAGCGGCTCACGCTGTTCGATGGCGAGGTCCCGAACCGATTCAATTGTACTGCCGCCGCTGGCGGCGGCGCGTGCCTGGACTGCCAAGCTTGTTGCATTGTCGCCGGTGAGCGCGCGGAGAAAGGCGAGCAGATCACGCTTTTCACCCGTGCTCAGATGCAGCGGTTTCAGCAAGGC